ATCCAGTCACAGCAGTTCAGAAGTCTCCTGACATTGAGCTAGAAGATACAGAGTTGGAATCAGAACAGCTTACCAAGAAGAAGAAGGGTAAGAAAGCTCTGAAGACACCACTAATGGACACAACAGTACAGACAGGTAGTTCTGCATCAGGGCTACAAATACCAAGTGGAGGCAACTAATGGGCGGTCCAGCACCAAAACCAATTAAGAAACTTGTTAGAGCAGTTAAGAAACCACTAAAGAAAATTACAAGAGCAGTATCAAAACCAAAAAGTTATAAGGCCGCACCAGCTAAGACTGCTGCTGCTGTTGATACTTCAGCTACTGCTGCTGCAAAAGATACAGAGCAGTATGATGATACAGAAGTAGAAACTACTGGCGTTCAGATGCAGAAAAGGAAAAAAGGTAAGAAGGCTCTCAAGGTAACTTCTAACTCTGCTGCTGCTAATGTCGGTGGTTCAGGCGCAAGTGGCCTAAACATTCCAACTTCGTAAGGAATAACTAATGGAACAAGAAGTAGGAACAGTAGCTAAACGCTACAATCAACTAGCAAGTGAGCGTGATACGTTCCTAGAACGTGGACGTGAATCAGCGAGGCTAACTATCCCTACTCTTTTGCCAGAGGAAGGGCATAGCAGTTCATCTGTATATGCCACACCGTATCAAGGCATTGGGGCAAGGGGTGTAAACAACCTTGCATCAAAACTATTGATGGCTCTTCTACCACCAAACAGCCCCTTCTTTCGTTTGACCATTGATGACTTTGACCTACAGCAGATTGCAGGTGATAACCGTGGTCAGGTAGAAGAAGGACTATCACGTATTGAACGTGCAGCTATGCAGGAAATCGAAAGCAAGTCTATCCGTGTGCCTGTATTTGAGGCACTAAAGCTTCTTATCGTAACAGGTAATGCCTTGGTATACATGCCCAAGCAGGGTGGTATGAAGGTGTATAGACCTGACCGTTACTGTACTAAGCGTGATGCTATGGGTAATATCCTAGAGATTATTACCAAAGAAAGTGTAGCAGTCATGATGCTGCCAGAGGAAATGCAAGCCCTACTGCCAGCAGAAGACGCACACAAGAAAGGCTCACCAGTAAAGAACTATGACCTTTATACATGTGTAACACGTGGTCCAAAAGGTTTCATGGTACACCAAGAGGTAGCTGGTATCGAAGTACCCAACTCACGTGGTACATTCAAAGAAGACCAGAACCCATTCATTCCATTACGTTTTATTCGTATTGATGGTGAAGACTACGGACGTGGTTTCATTGAAGAATACATTGGTGACTTGCGTAGCTTGGAAGCTTTGACACAAGCCATTGTACAGGGCAGTGCTGCTTCGTCTAAGGTACTCTTCTTGGTACGTCCAAACGGTAGTACTAAGTCAGCGAACCTAGCTAAAGCAGCTAACGGTGCGTTCCTGACAGGTGATGCCAACGATGTATCAACACTACAGGTACAGAAATCAGGTGACTTCCGTGTAGCCTTAGAGACTATGCGTATGATTAACGAGCGATTAGCTGCTGCGTTCCTGCTAAACTCTTCTATCCAGAGAGCAGCAGAGCGTGTGACTGCTGAAGAAGTTCGTTACATGGCACAAGAACTAGAGACTGCATTGGGTGGTGTATACTCAATCCTGTCTCAAGAGTTCCAACTGCCTCTAATTAACTTGCTACTAGAATCACTAACAAAGCAAGGCAAGATGCCTCGTATGCCTAAGGATAGTGTCAAGCCTACTGTTGTCACTGGTATCGAAGCTCTTGGGCGTGGTCAAGACCTAAATAAATTAGCAGCGTTTCTACAGTATCTTCAGCCATTGGGTGCAGAAGTTATACAAAGTGAGATGAATTTAGGTGACTACATAGACCGTCTTGCTGCATCACTTGGTATTGATACATCTGGTTTAATTAAATCAGAAGAGCAGAAGCAACAAGAAATGATGCAACAGCAAATGATGATGCAACAACAAATGGAAGAACAGGCCGCTATGGGTGCATTGCAAGCAGCAGCACCACAACTAGCTAAAGGCGCAGTAGAATCGGAGTAACGATGGCTGAGACACTAAACACTTATCAGGAAGAAGCACCAGAATCACAGGAACATGTTCAAGAAATGCTCAACAAAGAGCGAACAGAAACAGATGAACGTCCTGACTGGTTGCCTGAGAAATTTAAATCTGCTGAAGACATGGCTAAAGCTTACTCAGAATTAGAGGGTAAGCTGGGTAAGCCACAGCAGGAAGAGACTACTGAAGAAGTAGAAGTTTCTGGTGACGAAAGTGCTGAAGATGTAGCACAGTTACTAGATGATAGAGGCCTAGACTTTGAAGCTTTTCAACAAGAGTATCAAGAACTAGGTGGTCTAACAGAAGAAGCGTATGCAGCCTTGGCAGAGGCTGGCTTCTCTGAAGCTATGGTAGATTCGTGGATTGAAGGACAGAACGCTATCACTGCACAGGTGACAGCAGAGATGCACGAATACGCTGGTGGTGGAGAAGAGTACGCTCAGATGGTACAGTGGGCTGCTGATAATCTACCTGAGAGTGAGGTAGAAGCCTACAACGCAACGATGGAAAGTGGTAACACAAACTTAATTAAGTTTGCTGTCCAAGGTCTACATGCACGTTATCGTTCTGAGGCAGAACCAAACCTTATGCAAGGTGGCACTGGTACTGTATCCTCAGGCGGGAAGTTCGATAGCACTGCGGAACTCACTGCTGCTATGAGTGACCCTAGATACGCTAAAGACCCTGCCTACAGGCAAGCCGTAGCTGATAAGTTGGCTAAGTCTAGTCTGTTCTAAATTGTTGCATGGGATTGGGGGGCTTGCTCCCCTCTCCTTTTAAGTACACCTAACGTGGGTGTATTTAATAGGGGACGCCCTATACACAAAGCTAACATACAAACGATTACCCCTGACCCCTTGCGAGGGACAATCTTGGAGAAAGGATGTAATGTAGTGCAGAGTGTAAGTACAACTCAACATTAACATTACTAAGAGGTAATTTAAGATGGCACAAGCTGCTTCAAACCCTGCTTACACCGTAAGCTTTCAGGGTCAAAATAACCTCACAGGTGACGTAAGAGACCTGTTTCTCAAGCTGTATGCTGGTGAAGTCCTTACTGCCTTTGAGGAAAAGAAAGTCCTTATGGACAAGGTACGTACTCGTACCATTAGTAAAGGTAAGTCTGCTTCATTCCCAATGACAGGCCGTGCAACTGCTGAATACTTGACCCCCGGAAACGAAATCACTGGTGGCAATATTCGTGCAGGTGAGCGTATCGTCACAATTGACGACTTGCTTATCTCAAGCCAGTTCATTGCTAACATTGACGAAGCAATCAACCACTACGATGTACGCAGCATCTACTCCAAAGAAGCTGGTATTGCTTTGGCTAACGAAGCTGACCGTAACGTAGCACGTATGCTCGTTAAGGCTGCTCTGTCAACCAACGCTACTCGCGCTGCTGGTCTTATCCAAGACTATAAGGCTTTCACTGAGGAAGACTTTACAAACAACGTAACTATCGGTACTGCTGCTGGTGACGCAACTGACGCCGCTAAGATTGCAAAAGCTATCTTTGACGCACGTAAAGAAATGGAAGTAAAGAACGTACCAACTGATGGTGCAACTGTAGTTCTTGCTCCTGACCAGTACTATGCGTTGCTGGATGTTACTGATGGTAACAAGCTTGTTTACATGAACAAGGACTTCGGTGGTAATGGTTCTATCGCTTCTGGCGTAGTACCATCAATCGCTGGTATGCCTGTCATCATGTCAAACCATGCTAACGTGTCTAACCTTTACACTAACTTCACCACTGGTGATGCTAACGAAGGTAAGACTTCTGACAATGCGCCTCTGGCAAATACTGCTGGTTCAGGCCGCACCACTCACTATGACCTGCCTACTGCAAACGTAGATGGTGCAGACATGGTTGCTCTTGCTGCTAAGTTTAAGGGCTTCGTGTTTACTCCTGATGCTGTTGCTACTGTCAAGCTTCTTGACTTGGGCATGGAATCTGAGTACCAAATCAACCGTCAAGGTACACTGATGGTAGCTAAGTACGCAATGGGACACAACGTCTTGCGTCCTGCTGCCTGTATTGCTCTGTCGGCTGCTTAATTAAACGAGGGGAGAGGTTACTAGTGCCTCTCTCCTTTTTATTTGGAGTAAGATATGCCTGAAGTTGGTGGAAAGAAATACAAATATACTAAAGAAGGTGTAGCTGCTGCTCAAGCTGAAGCCAAGAAAACAGGCAAGAAGATGTCATTTGGTGGTAAGCCACAAAAGCAGGTAGCTGCAATCATGGCTAAGTACGGAAAGAAAAACACATGACTATTGAACATGCAGGTGAAACTTTCCAAGGCCTACGTATACCGAAGCGTTCCCCTAAAGGTAACAAGTCACACGCTGTCTTAATTGGTACTAAAAAGAACCCAGAGATTATTAGGTTTGGTGAACTAGGTGCTAAGACTAATCAAAGCAAAAAACAAAGAGATGCTTTTAGAAGTAGACATGCTAAGAACATAGCCAAGGGTGAGACTAGCGCAGCATATTGGGCTAACAAGGTCAAGTGGAAAGATAACGCATAAGGTGATAACATGGCAGGAACAACACAATTAGATGCAGTCAACACTATGCTTTCTGCCATTGGCGAGGCACCAGTAAGTAGCTTGTCCTCTGGCTTGCTAGAAGCAGAGGTAGCAGAGACCATACTAGATACAGTTGACCGTGAAGTGCAGTCTATGGGCTGGCACTTTAACACAGAATTAAATAAGTCGTATGCACAAGACAGTAACGGGGAGATTATCCTTGGTGCTGATGTACTACGTGCAGATGCAACACAGAAAGTAGATAGTAAAGACCTTGTACAACGTGGTTTAAAGATGTATGACAGGGTTAATAATACTTTTACTATTAATGCAGAGGCAGCACTAGATGTTGTCGTACAATTAAATTTTGATGATTTGCCTGAGGTAGCTAAACGCTACGTAGTTATGAGAGCAACACGTATCTTTCAAGATAGGATTGTTGGCTCCAACACACTACATGATTTTCAGATGCAAGATGAGGCTACAGCACTTGCTGAACTAAGAGAGTTTGACAAGGCTGCTGATGACCATAACATCTTTGACAACTATGATACCTTTAGCATCATCGACAGACAGGGACGAAGGACACTATAATGGCACTCATCAGTCAATCTATCCCCAATCTGATTAACGGTGTATCACAACAACCACCATCACTACGTCTTAATACACAGGCAGAGCTACAAGAAAACGGATTATCCAATGTTGTAACAGGCTTGTCTAAGCGTCCTAGCTCTAAACATATTGCTGACTTAGGAGTAATTAGTAATCTAGACAAAGCTTTTATACATACTATTCGTAGGGATGAGAATGAGTTTTACTCTATGGTGATAGATACTGCTGGTACGATTAGGGTGTTTGACAAGGATGGTGTATCGAAAACAGTAACTAATAATGCAGCCTCTTATGTGACAGGTCTAACTGACCCTAGTAAGGAGTTGGCTGCTGTGTCTATTGCTGACACAACCTTCATTGTAAATAAAACTAAAGTAGTAGCCAAGGGTACTACCACATCCCCTGTGCGTAACCCTGAGGCATTAGTATATGTCAAACAGGCTGACTACTCTTCTACATA